CTTACACACTCAATATTTTTAAGACCATCAGAAAGACATGAGGGTAGAGTTGGTGGTGTAAGTCAATTTTTAGGACGATTGAAACGAAATCCATTTATTGACGACTATTACTTGGCTCAAATAATAGCAAATTCAGACATAAAAAATATTGATGAATATAAAGCTATAAAAAGATTTTACTTAAAATGTTTAATGAAAAATGTATTTATTCCTCATACAAGAAATAACTCAACAGCCATTGATGAATTTGAAGATAGTTTGGTGAGTTATAGAAATAAATCAGATGCTATTGACGATATATTACTTGATAATGGTTATATGGTAGGATGGAAATCTAAAATAGTAAACTCAAAATCAAGTAATAGAAATGTAAACTATTTGGATATTAGAACTGCTGTTTGTGCTTTTCCAGGATGTGATACAAATGTGGTCGTTACTATGAGAGAAGTTTTTATGCAAGATTATAATTTAGATCCTATTGCGGCTAATGAACTGTCTATAAAATCAGTAATGGAAAATGCACATATAAAAGATACTGACGGTAAAGTTAGATGTTTATGCTTTATGCACCATAAAGCAGAAACAGTTATGAAAAAACATTATTTACCGAAAAATCATCCTGATAGAGTTGCTTAATTAAAAAGTCTTTAGGTGGTCTTCAGTAAGTATGACAAACTTCATATCTCGTTTTAAACACCACGCATACGCTGTAGACCACTTTCTTCTATTTCTTTCATAAGTTATTAATGCGTTTTTATAAGTACGGCTTTCTCGTAAAGGTTTTTTAGGTTTACGAGTTTGTGCTTTAGGTTTAATCTCTACAATAAACTTTTTAAATGTACCATTTGATTGCCTTACTTTCATATAGAAATCAGGAAAGTATCTATGTGGCCGATTATCAACTGAACGATAGTAAATTGCTATTTCTTCACTACCCCATTCCAACACGTCTTTATGTTTATCACAATATCTCATAAATCTATGTTCCCAAGAACTTCTATAAATTATGTTTTTAACGTTGCCTTTATATTTCTGTGGGTTCAAAGGTTTAAATATACCTTGATAGGGTCGTTTATCTATATTCTTCAACTTCTTCATAAACCTATTTATTATCAACATAAATAGTATTATGGCAAGCGTATTTGATACAATCAAACTAAAGGCAGGTGATACAGACAGGTCTGCTACTTGGTATAGAACACAAGTAAATAGAATTGCTAGTGGTACTACTGCTAGACAGTTGTTTAGACAGGGTAAACTTAATGGTAGACCTAGTGTAGGACGATTGAACTTATTTGGGTATAATCCTAAATTTAGAAAGACATTACCGTATTATGATATATTCCCTTTAGTATTGCCATTAGAACCAATATCAGGTGGATTTTTAGGTATGAATTTTCATTATCTACCACCGTTATTAAGATTTAAACTATTAGAACGTATGCAACAGTTTGCTGATGATACAAGATTTGATAGTAAAACAAAATTTGATGTAAACTATGATGATGTAAAAAATATTAAGATTGTAAAACCAACAATCAAAAAGTATTTGTATTCATATGTACAAACAGGATTTTTAAGAATAAATGCAGATGAGTCCGCAACAGCGATATACTTACCTGTACAAAGATTTAAAAAGGCAAGTGAAGCACAAGTTTATTCAGACAGTAGGAGATTTATTTAATGTCATTAATTAGTATAGGAAAAAAAATAGGTGATTTAGATATACGAATTGGTATACCACCATCACGTGCTCATTATGATAGACAGGATGCGGCTGCTAAAGCAGGTTATGCTAATAAGTCAACTAATCAAAACTCAATACTTAACAGATTTAGGTCAGGCATACAATCTGCTGAAGGTTTGGCAAGACCCACTCAATTTATTGTAACAATAGATGGACCAAATAATTTATCTAAAGCATTGTTAGAAAGAGGTTTTGATTTTCAAGTTGACGATAAAGAAAAAAGATTTGAAAATTTTAGAAGATTAGCTACAGGATTAAAACAATCATTACAATTAAGATTAGATTTATTTTGTAGTGATGTATCAATGCCTGGTAGAACTATAACAGATGATGTTAATGAACAGTATTATGGACCAAGTAGGTCTTTTGGTAAAAATGTTTCGTTTGATGAAATGACCTTATCGTTTTATACAGGAACAGATTTTGATGAAAGAGTTTATTTTGAGGCGTGGCAAAATATGGTAATTGATCCTATATCATATGACGCAGGTTATTATGATGACTATGCCGCACCTTGTAAAATTACAATTACACCTTTAAAGAGGTCGTTTTTAGATACCATATTACAGTATGGTAGTGCTGATTTAACAGTTGACCAATTAAGAAGTTTAGTAGGTACAAATGAGTCTTCATATCAATTACAATGTTATGAAGTTTACCCTAAATCAATTGCTGCTCAACAATTAAGTTACGGTTCAAAAGACGCAGTTGTAAAAGTTGATGTAACATTTAAATATAGATATTGGGCGTCAACAACTGAAAATGTAAGTGCCGTAAGTGATTTTGATAATAGAGAAGTTTATCAAAACAAATATCGTAAAAATACAGAAATACAAGGAGAAAATAGTTTCCTTGATAACCTACCATTTGGTTTAGGTGGTGTTGTTAAATCTGTAGGAAGACAAGTTTACGAAAAAGTAAGGAGAGATTTACCGATAGGTAGAGTAACGGGAGGTCGTGTATTCCCTAAAGGTCTACCAGACCCAAAAATTATACGAGATATATTATATTAAATTATAGGAGTAATAATGAGTTTACCATTAACAAAAGTGCCTGAATATGATTTGAAACTTTCAAATGATGTTACGGTAAGATATAGACCATTTTTAGTAAGAGAAGAAAAAATACTATTAATGGCAATTGAAACAAGGGATGACAATGAAATTACAAAAGCATTTGTTAACATTGTACAATCTTGTGTTGTTTCAAATACAGATGTAACAAAGATACCATTTTATGACTTTGAATGGTTATGGTTAAATATAAGAGCAAAGTCAGTAGGTGAAAGTGTTGATTTGAAATTAAAGTGTCCAGATGATGAACAAGTTGTCGTAGATTACACTTTAAAAATAGATGACATTAAACCTAATTTAAATAAACAAGTTGAAACAAAGATTGAGTTTGAACCAGGTTATGGTGTTATTATGAAGTTGCCAACTATAAGTGAAGTAGGAAATAAAAAGTCTATTTCAGAATTAACTTATAGTTTAGTAAAAGATTGTATTCAATCGGTTTACAATGGTGACGAAATATTTGACCGAACAGATATAGAAGTATCTGAATTGGAAGAATTTGTAAATAATTTGACCATGAGTCAGTTTAAAAAGATTAGTAAGTTTTTTGAAGAACTGCCTCAAATTGAACATACTATAAAATATAAGAACCCGAAGTCTGGTAAAGAATTTGAGTTTGAAATAAAAGGTGCGGCTGATTTTTTTCAATAACCCTCTCACATGAGAGCCTGGAGAATATCTACCGAACTAATTTTGCATTAATACATCATCACAAGTATTCTTTAACAGAATTAGAAGATATGATACCGTGGGAGAGGGAAATTTATATTGAAATGCTGTTGCAGTATTTAAGAGAAGAAAAACAAAGAATAGAAGAACAAAAAAGGAACAAGTGATGATAGACACAGGAAAAAACATAGTTAAAAATGTATGGTATTTTTTAAAATGTGAGATACCACAATTTATGTCAAACTGGAGACTAATACCAAGAATTTTTATGTTGTTGTATGGATATGCTTTTTATATGACAATGCAATGGTTTATGGCATTACCAGAACCCAATAATGCACAGGCAGGTTTTGTATCTGTAGTTGTAGGGGCAGGTGCTGCTTGGTTTGGTTTATATGTAAATGGCAAACCATCTAAAATAGAAACACAGAAATAATAAACAATGGCAAAAGCACCAAAAGGACCAAAAGTAAGAGAGTCAAAGGTTAACTTTG